CTTGTCTAAAATTTGCTCCTTCGCTATCTGCATGCCATACATACCAAGCACCACCTGGTTTTGTATAACTTCCTAATGCGGTATAAAAATCATATAAAAATTGATAAAAGGAGTCATTTGTCATTTGGTCATTCATAATCTTTAAACCTGTACCGCCTTCATAGTTTACATTGTAAGGTGGGTCTGTCATAACCATATCACATAATTCTTTCTCAAACAATCTTTGCCAAGTATCTGTTTCTGTTGAACTTCCACATAGTAATTTATGTTGTCCGATTTCGAATAGGTCTCCTGAAACTATATCTGTTTCAATGCCACCTTCTGGAACATCAAAGTCATCCTCTTCAACTTCTGGTATTGTTTCCTCGTTAACAAATCCTGGAATATCTAAACCCCAATCGGTTAACTCATCTACATCCCAATTGTTAGCGAGGTCATCCCAATCCCATTCGCCATAGCCTACGTTGTCTTTAACTATAAACTCCTTTTGTTGCTGCTCGGTTAATTCACTTGCCTTAATAATTGGTATCTCTTTAAGTCCGGCTTCCTTACAAGCCTTTAATCTCATATTGCCACCAAGTACAACCATATCGTCATTTACAACAATAGGTCTAAGGTTTAGCATCTGAGGGAACTCGTTAATTGACTTTACGAGCTTTGCAAACTTATCGTCTTTGATTATCCTGGGGTTGTTCGGGTTTGCTTTTACTGTGTTGATTGGTACGTTTTGTATCATAGTATTCCGTTGATTATATCGTTTGCTTCGTCTATTGCATCTTCTTGGTCTAAGTAAGTGTCTACGTCTGCTATATGTTTGTTAATTAGTGTTTCTGCCATTGCATAGGTGTAGTTGCCTATGGTTGTCATATCATCTCCATTCATACCTGTCTTGCATACTGCAACGAAGTAAGCCTTATGTGTAAGGAGCAGCCATATAGCAGTTAGCTTTCTCATCTGCCTTGACCTACATATGCTTTCGGTCTTGGGTTATGCTTATTAAAGGACTTCTTTGCAGAGCCTCTTTTGCGTTTGCCAAAGCTAATTTTATTATTGTTCTCTTTAATCTTTGCCATAATTCTTTGTGTGTATGTCTTTTAAAAACTCTTTATATTGTTTTTTGTCTCCGTATTCTATGTGGCATTTCCTACACAATCCCATTAGGTTTTCAATCGTGTCTGCCTTTTTGCTTCCACCCATTCCCCTCGCTTCAATATGATGTATATCTACCGCTTGTGAGCCACACACTTCACAGGGAATGAAGTCAGTTGTTTTATACCCCATCCCCTGCAAATATATCTGCGTGTGTTTTTTCATAGCTTCCCCATTAAATTTTCCGTTGATTAATAATTAAAAATTTAACTATGAAAATTATTTTTTGTCTATCTCTTTTAGTTTGTTAATTGCCCACTCAACACCAGAAGTGCCACCCCAAGCGTCCCAAGCAATACCGCCACAACCTTCGCTATATGGTACATCTTTATGCTGCTGATGTCTTTTGAATGAAGCCATACGAGCAATAGTGTCTCTACTTATAGGTTCTCTATTAGCTAATTGTCTTGCTCTTGCTTTGCCGGTTGCTTCAAGACAAGAACCCCAACCATTTTTCTCTGCCCATTCTATTGCCCTCTTTGCGTTATTAGTTGCACTCTCTGGGTAGTCGGTATAGCTATCAGCGAACTTGCCACCTGCCAGGATAGCCTTCCAAACTTGCATAGCTTTCTCTTCGGTTTCGTACACGCACCCACCTTGTCCGATTTTCCATTTTCCTGAACTGCATTGTGTTACTGGCATAGTTTACTATAAATATACTTTCTGTCTAAATTTATCTCTCCAAAGTTATACTTCTTTTTGCAGAACTCAAATAGTTTATCTCCGCTTTCCTTTCGCATCTGCTCATCATTAACTAAATCTTTGATATGCTTATACCAATCCTTTTGGCTTTTAACATAGTGAACCGGCATATCTAAGTACGGATTGACATAGCTAACAATGGCAGGGTTCTTTTTGGCAGCCGTTTCTAATACTTTAAGATTTGACTTCATAGCATTGAACTTGTTATCTACCAGAGGAACTATTGAAATATCACTATCTGTGTAAGCTCCCATGTATTCTGTAACCTTTGCATAGTTATATATCGTGGGGTTAAGTTTTAGTCCACAAGTAAACGCGTCTATCATTTTATCCCATACCGGCTTCTCGCCATCGTTATACCCGGCTATTACAGTTCTTATATTCATACCTTGCAACCTTTTAAAAGGGTGTCTAATTAAATCAAGGTCTCGTTCGTGTGTTCCGCTGCCTGACCAGAATAACCGAACCTTGTCGCTATCTAGCTTCTCATCTCTAAATTGCTCGTCTCCGTAAGGTAAAGCGTTTGGTAATATGTGAACGTTTTTACTGTATGTACTTATCTCTGCTGCTAATCTTTCGTGGGTGCAGGTGCAGAGGTCTGCAACTTCTAAATAGTCAGTAATCAGTTTAGGTATATTGTTAATCTTATATCTTGAATACAATAAATGGCTTTCGCTAAGTTCCCAGTAATCGTCGTTATCTACTACCAACTTAAAGCCGTACTTAGTGCGCCAAGCCTCCATTTGCTTTGCATCTATCTCGTTGAGCATTCTGTTCATTAGAACTATATCCCACCCCTGCTCTAATAACTCGTCATTAAGTACGTCAGTAATAAGTGCGTACTCTTTTTCCATGTGTACTATTGGCATCATTATCCTGTGAAACCCAACACCCGAGTTAGCAGAAGTTATACAAAGTATTTTCATAAGTTTATATAATATGTTTTATTGCCATTAGTATAACCAGATACATTATTGCTATGCAAACTCCATGTCTTTTGTACTAATTCATTTTTATTGTAACCATAAGCATCAATGCTATTTTGCTCAATATGATTTGCGATATATTCTTTAATGTATTTTGTATGCAAACCTGCTGCCCTGCATCTTGTACAATAATCTAAATCTATTGCTCCGTATGGGTCAAGTTCTTGATTAAATGCGCCAATTTTTTTTATAGTTTCTTTTGTTATAGTAAGGTTGCCAATTAAATCAGACGTGTCATTACTCATACTATTTAAAGGAATAGAACAAATACCAATAGTTTTGTCTTGTAAAAAGTCATTTCTAATTTGCAACCAATTATCAGGTTCTAAAATATCATTACCCATTATAGTAACATAGTCAATATAGTCATAGTTAAAATGCCTTAACCCTTTGTTAATTGCATAAGATATACCTGTTTCATTAATTATGCTAATAAAATCTATATGCTTACCTGCATTTTTAATATTATGAAACAATGTATTTATGTTTACATCTTTATAGTTTAAGTAGATTATTGCATTCATTATCTTATATTTGAGCCGATTTCCCTTGCCGGAACTCCTGCATATTTAGTATTTGCTTTTGCTTCGCCTTTTAAGAAGGCACTTGCTCCTATCATACAATTTGCGCCAACGTGTGCAAACTGATGCAGAACTGCGTTAAGTCCTATATTGCTTCCTTCTTCAATTATAGAATGTCCACCTATTTTAGCTCCGCAGCTTATAGTAACATTGTCTAAAATATTACAATCGTGTCCGATGTGTGCGTGTTTCATTATGAAACAATTATTGCCGATAAAGGTATCTATTTCAGTTCCGGCATCTATTGTTACAAGTCCTGTAATAACATTGTTATCGCCAATGTAAACTTTGCCTTTTTCTTTTTGCCAGAACTTCTTATGCTCGGCTTTGTCTCCGATAATACAATAAGCTCCGATATAGTTGCCGTCTCCGATAATTACGTTATCGCCTATAATAGCAGTAGGGTGGATAAAGTTAGCCATAGTTAAGTAGTACAAGCGCAGTCATACGCAGGGTTTATGTTATCTAAATCAAATTCCTTAAACAAGTTATTCTGTGATATACTTTTAAGCGTTTCTATTGTTACGCCATTAAAGTAAGTGTATTTGCTATTCTTTTCGTCATTTATCCATTCGTCTGCAAGTTCTGGGAACTCTCTCAATATTGCTAAGATAGCGTTTTTACCTTTCATAAAACACAAAGTACAGTTGCCTAATATAGAAGGTATTTCCAAAGTGTAAGGCTTTTTGCTCCAATACTCATTTACCATTTGTTTAGTAATCTTGCTTTCAAACAAAGGGAACTTATCATGTACCTTCTTAAATCTTTGAGTGCGTCTGCTAACTCGCATTGGTTCGTCATATCTAAACCCTACTAAGTTTTCAAATTCTCTAACTCCTATGCTTCTTAAATATCTTTTAGCAGTTTTAATCTTTAATTCTATTGTGCAAAATCTTTTGAACTGATTAGGTAAGGCTTTATTCTTTTTTAACATTCCAGTAAAGCCACCTTCATAACTTATTCTTGTTACGGGTATATTTTCAAAAGCCTCAAAGTCATTAATAAATTTATAGGTCTTAGGGTGTTCCCTCATAGTATCGCAGAACAATACAATATCTCCCGGCTTATATTCTTGGATAGTCATATAAGCAGAAGTTTTGCCACCGCTAAAATTAATTACTCTTTGCATTACGTTTAGGTTTTGGTTGTTCTTCGTACCAAGTATACAAGCGTTTAATCATATCGAATATACAATTACCGCACCATACTGTTAAGATAAAATCTGCACTCATATACTTCCTGTAAATATGCTCGTACATTTTTAATATGTCTAAATCAATATTACGCACATATCCATTCTGGACTGTGTGCCAATTACCAACGTTATCATCTAAGAATTTTCTGTGTTCTATTTCCATAAGTTCCACATTAGTTTAGAAAGTAAAGGAGCTGCTACTCCTGGTATAAATACAAACGCAATAACATCGGTACAGATTGCAGGTAGAAAATATAAAGCCAATCCTGTCCAAGCTGCTAAACAACTCGTGCAGCTAAACGGCTTAAAATCTAGTTTCCACTTCCTATGAAATTGGTGTATCTCTACAAAGAATATTGCAAAGCATATCGCTGCTATAATTATCATTTGCGTAATTGTTTTTTAAGTTCTCGTTTAGTTAGTTTAAGTTCCCTGTGTATTGACATATAAGGTATGCCGGTTACTCTGCTTAGTTCTTTTGCGTTGCAGTTATGCTTTATAGCGTACACTCGTAATAGTTCTGCTTTGTACCAATGCATCTTAGATAACTCGTCTTCTACTTTATTAAGCAAATCCTCGTCTCTGTCGTGTGCTATTAACTCAACCTCTAATGGCTTTCTATAAGTCCTATAAAATTGGCTAGTATTACTCTGCATCATATTAATCATAGTGCGAACTAGGTAGAACTTTAATACGTTTCTTTTTCGCATATCAATTATGCGTTCCTCATCCATTTCGCATAGAACTTTAAATAGTTCACTTCTTAAATCTTCTCGCAGGTCTTCCGGCTGCATCTTATCTATTGCTTCCTTTAATTCTCGGCTTTCCCAAAGTTCTAATATGATGCTATTCTTGTTCATATTCTTTTAAGGTTAGTTTGCCGTTCTCTTCGGTTGCTATGTAGCAGAAACAATTTGAAGTTTTTGCTAAGTTTAAAAATGCTATTTGATAGCTGCTGAGTTTATCTCCAATGGCTTTTGTCTCGCAGTATACTGCTACTCCTGTTTGTGTGTGGAAGCCAACAACATCTGGAACTCCTTTAAGTCCAATGAATGTGCGACCCCTAACCGCAAGGTTATTGTTGCGCCATACAAAGCACCCGTTTTTGTTTAGGGTTTTGATTGCTTCTTTGGTTAATTCATTTGCGGTCATATTACAAAACTATATTAAGAAAATGAAACTTTGCCATTTTTAATTTGCAAATCAAAAAATAAAGCTACGGCAACGGCTCTTGCCTGGTTTTTAAGCCATTGCTCAGTCCATTCGTCTCGGTACTGCTTTGCGCTTATGATGTCCATTTTATTAGCTTTATATGTAATAATCTCCATAAGTTTCTTTTTAGCAAGTGCGCCATCTTCTTTTGTCCATACCTTAATGCCTGAACTATTAAGCTTTGTAAATACGCTCAGTGGGTTAAACAACCTATCGAATGTTCTATTCTCTAAAAGCTTATATTCTTGGTAAGAGTAATCAATTATCTCTAAATCGGTTAAGTGTGGTATTGCTTCTACTCGTTCTTGTGGCATCATTTTTCTTACTTCGTTTGCTTTTTTCTTATACCTATCCATAACCTGACTAAAGTATGCAGGACTAAAATTTTGGTAGTGGTCTATAAAGTCATTGGCTACCATTTGCTTAAACGCTACTTTAACTTCATTTATTGTAAAGTTTCCGTATTCAGTCCTTATCCAATCTTCTAAGATTGCTAATTTAACTTCGCCAGGATTGTTAATACCTACAAGCTGCATAAGGTAAACAAGGTTTTGTTTAAATATGGTAGAGTTCAGATTGCGTACCCTCTCCCCCGAAAAGCTTTGCATAATCTCCCTCTCCATAGGAAGTAGAGTGGATATAGTTGTAGTTTCTAAGGTTGTCGAGTTCGTGCTTATTAAGTTTTGGCTTATTGTTTGTAGTTCCTTTTGCATATTGTTTAGTGTTAGTTATCCAATTATTTGCTGCTGCTCCCCAACTCTTCATTGGGTTCTTGCCGACTTTCCACCCATTGCTTGTATAGTAATTTACAAATTTTTCGGCTTCAATCTTTGCTTGATCTATTCCTATCCGGATTGCCATATACTCGTAAACTTGTTCAAAGCTACATTTACTTTTATTAATATTTATATCTTCATTTTCATTTTCATTTACATCTTCCATAAGGTTATGTTTAGCTAAACCTAATGGTTTTGTATTATTTTTAGGTCTACCTCCCTTAGAGCCATTGTTTCTGCGGCTTTCAGTAAATTGAATGCGTTTTTCAATCTCTTCGCTTAAGCGTTCATTGAAAAAATTTCCGTCTTTGTCTTTTGAAAACTTGCTCAAAACATCAACCGAAACCGAACCTAAAGATAACCTAATGGTTTTGTCTGTAAGTGTTCCTTTTTGGTGTTGTAAACATAAGAGAGTAATAAATTGTCCTCTCTCTTCCATTGTTAAGTCAGCTACTCCATTTAGAAAGTCGCTGCTATAAAATAAAAATGCAGGGTCTTTTGCCATAAAAAAAAGAAGCCCCCAATAGAGTCGAGCTATCAGGGGCTATTATTTAACCACTAAACACATTATCGGCTCGACTTCCGCTAATGTATTTTTTATTTATGTTGCGAATATACACTAAATTTCTTTAAGTTCTAATTTTAAGCAAAGTTTTTTTAGCTTAGTTTTAAACCAGTCCTCAGTTTCTATTAGGTTATTCGCTTG